AGGAGATATACAAGAACTAAGCTTAGTTCCAAAATGGTCATATGACGGTTCGTCTACCGGCCAAGCCACAGGCGATCACTCAGATTGCATACTTACCCCCGTTAAAATCTATCCTAACCCATTCCATTTCAATGGATGGCTTGTTATGTGTGAAACAGAAAAGAGATCTGCAATAAAGTTTAAAGATTCTGATGACTATTGGTTTGGTTTTGAGCAAGAGTATTTTATAATGAATGGTGGTAATAGACCACTTGGATGGCAGGATGGAGAGCCTGGACCACAGGGACCTTATTACTGTGGAGTAGGTGCAAGTAAAGTTGCTGGTCGTAAGGTGGTATCTGATCATATGATTAAATGTATTAATGCAGAGATTAATATTACTGGAACAAATGCTGAAGTTGCCTTAGGTCAATGGGAATATCAAGTGTTTAGTAAAGGTGCAAAGAATGCTGGAGATGATCTTTGGATGAGTAGATATATATTAGAGAGGGTTGCAGAAGAACATGGTTATGATATTAATATCCAACCTAAACCTCGTAAGGGTGATTGGAATGGTAGTGGAATGCATACAAACTTCTCTACAGATGAGATGAGGAATGGTGCAAGGTTAGGTACATTTACAGATATACTTAGTAAGATGCATGACAGACATGCAGAACATATAGCTGTTTATGGTAAACATAATGAAGAGAGATTGACAGGTAAACATGAGACTGCTTCTATTGATCAGTTTACATATGGTGAAGGCAATAGAGGAGCTAGTGTGAGAATACCTCTTGAGACAATTGAGTCTGGTTATACCTCAGGTTACTTAGAAGATAGAAGACCTGCAAGTAATGCTAACCCATATGACATCACAAAAGTTATTATAGATACTGTGTACAAATGAGCAAAACTATGATATAATATAACTATTATAGATATAACTAGATTATTATGAATATTGAACAAGTATTAGAGATGTGGAAGGAAGATTCCATAATAGATGATTTGAAATTAGATGACACTACTGTCAGGATGGCACGCGTACATAGTAAGTACTTAGAGTTAATTACTATATCTAAGATGCGTAGAAAGAAAAAAGATCTTGATTATAAAACATTGTTAAAAGATAAATGGTTATACTATAATGGTAAACTATCTAAAGATCAGATAGATGCATTCAAATGGGAATACGATCCTTTCGGTGGTCTGAATAAACCACTGAAAGGTGACATGAACTATTATTATGATGCAGATCTTGATATCCAAAAAGCTCAAGCAGCACTTGAATATGATAAGGTTCTTATTGAAACATTAGAAGAAATCATGAGTACGATACGATGGAGACATCAGAATATTGGTAACATAATTAAATGGAGATCCTTTGAAGCAGGAGTTTAGTCGCAAGACGCTTGAGTTATTACTCGTACATTATAACAATATGAATAAAGACTTAAAGCCTTGTGCTGAAAAGTCTAAGTTCGAAAAGCTTATAAAAGAGACTGAAGCATTACTCAAATCAAAACCTTTAGATGTAGTCTATCCTGATGGAATGACTGCTATGGAATTTGCCATACACTTAGCACATGGAAGAAATAACACTACAGACTAAAGATGCAGCCTTTCTTTATGTTGATTGTGAAGATAAAGGAATCATACAAGAACTAGCAGAGTATTTTACATTCTTTGTTCCTGGTTATAAATTCATGCCACAATTTAGAAATAAGATGTGGGATGGTAAGGTAAGACTACTTAATCTAAGAGATCAATCCATATACTCTGGTCTATACAAATATATTGCAGCGTTCGCTGCAGAAAGAAATATAGCAGTAAAAATTTTACCTCATGGTATTAAGTCAGAGGCTAACCTTCCTGGTGCACATCAAGAAGTTGATATGTCTTTTATCGATGAATATATATTACCATTTGCACCAAGAGATTACCAGTTAGCTGCGGTACAATATGCACTTGAGAATAAACGAGGATTGTTAGTAAGTCCTACAGCTTCAGGTAAATCTTATATCATATATCTTATGATGAGATACTACTTAGATATGAGCTATGACCATATTGCAGATAAGGTATTATTGATTGTTCCTACTACATCACTTGTTAAACAAATGGTGGGAGACTTTGCAAAATACTCTGAGAATGATCCTAACTTTGATGTAAACGGATGTCATGAGATTATGGCAGGTTTAGATAAAGGTCATAAGACTAAAAAGATCTATGTGTCTACATGGCAGTCTATATACAAAATGCAAAAAGGATATTTCGAACAGTTTGGTATGGTTATTGGTGATGAGGCTCATGGATTTAAAGCTAAATCACTTACAAGTATCCTTACTAAATGTGTGAATGCAAACTATCGATATGGCTTAACAGGTACATTAGATGGTACACAAACACATAAGCTTGTCCTCGAAGGTTTGTTTGGACCACATAAGAATATCACAACAAGTAAAGAGCTAATCGATCGTGGTGATCTTGCCAATATAAAGATTGATATATTATTGCTTAAACACAAAGAGGAACATTGTAAAGAAGTAAGTAAAATGAAATATCAAGATGAGGTAGACTGGATTGTTACATCATCTAAAAGAAATAACTTTATAAAGAATTTAGCTATAGATCTTAAAGGTAATACATTAGTATTATTTCAGTATGTGGAGAAGCATGGTGAACCGCTGTTTAGATTAATCAATAGTGAAACAGATAAGGATAGAAAAGTATTCTATGTGAGTGGTAAGACACCAGCTGACACGCGCGAAGAAATTAGATCAATCACTGAGCAAGAGTCTAATGCTATATTAGTCTGTTCATATGGTACATTTTCTACAGGAATAAATATAGTTAACCTACACAATATTATATTTGCAAGTCCAAGTAAGAGTCAGATACGAGTATTGCAAAGTATTGGTAGGGGATTAAGAAAGAGTACACTTGATACCACGGTATATGACATTGCAGATGACCTACATTGGAAAGCAAATAAGAATTATACCTTAAATCATAGTGGTGAGAGGGTTAAAATATACAGTAAAGAAAGGTTTAAATTTAAGATCCACGAGGTGAAATTATTATAAATACATACATGGAAAAGAACTTCCCAGATCAAATATCAGATTTACCTGTTAAAATGTTTAAGTTAGTTTCAGGTGAATCAATTATAGCATACACTCATGACTTAGATGACGAGTCTAATGGTGCACTTATTGGTATAGAAGAACCAATGAAGGTACAAGTAGAAGATTTAGATTCTCATTATGTTATGACACCATGGCTACCATTCTCTAATCAGAAACTACATGTCTTAGAAGACTTTAATGTTATGGTTACTACAGATGTGACTGATGATGTAAAGGCACATTATATGAAGATTATATTAGATGAGATCCAAACTGATAAAGAGATGGTTGAAGAACAAATGAAGATCATGAAAGGAAATTCCACCACCCATTAACTGTATACTATCCCCCCGCAAAGATACTCTTTTATTATATCATAGAAAAGCCGCTTTGTACACACTTTAGCTAAAATAAATATTATTTAAAGTAAGTATGTACAATTGCGCGAAATGTGTTATAATGGTAATACATTTGAACTAATAGGAAATATTATGCCTGAAAAGATTAAACCTCGTGACAAACCCCATTACGTAAATAACAGAGACTTCTCATATGCAGTTGTTGATTATGTTACACAAGCAAATGCAGCCAAAGAAGCTGGTACGAAGAATCCAGTTGTACCTGATTATATCGCAATATGTTTTATGAAGATCTGTGAAGGATTATCTCATAAGCCAAACTTTGTACGATATACATATCGAGATGAAATGGTCATGGATGGAGTTGAGAACTGTCTTAAAGCAATATACAATTATAGAATAGATGCAAGCACAAGAACTGGTAAGCCTAATGCATTCTCATATTTTACACAGATAGCTTACTTTGCTTTTATACGTAGAATCGTTAAAGAAAAGAAACAAGCTGATATTAAATTTAAATTTATGGAGCAAGCAAACATTGAAGAGTTTGTATCTGCCATTGATTTAAATAGTCCAATCGATCAATCATTTCTTGATACACTTCGTGAGAAGATCTCTAGAATACAAGATACTGACAAAGCTGTAAAAGATTTTGCTAAGGAAGAAAAAGAAAAGAAGAAGAAAGGATTAGAATTACTTATGGCTCATGCATAAAATATATATTACTGGTATTGCTGGTTTTATTGGGTTTCATTTAGCTGAGAAGTTAGCTATGCAAGGTTATGAAATTGGTGGTGTAGATAACTTTAATGACTACTATGATCCTCAATTAAAACATGATAGGGCAAACATATTAAAAGATAAGTTTGGTATCAAAACATATAATCATGATATAGAGATTATCCCTTGGAGACATCATCTAGAAAATTATGATGGAGTTATTCATTTAGCTGCACATGCAGGTGTACGACATTCTTTAGAGAATCCACAAATGTATATTGATACAAATATAACTGGAACTCAAAGATTGATTCATGCATGTGAGGAATATGAAATACCTGTTGTATATGCCTCATCATCTACTGTAGATTCTGATCATCTTAATCCTTATGCTTGGTCTAAATACGTAAATGAAAAGCAATTTGAATCTTCGAAACTGCTAGCCGCAGGCTTAAGATTCTACACGGTCTATGGTGAATACGGTCGACCTGATATGGCACTAGGATTATTTGCAGAAGCTATGGCTCAAGGTAAACCTATTGATGTATATAACGATGGTGATATGCAAAGAGACTTTACTTATGTTGGTGATTTAGTTGATGGTATTCATCTTGTATTAGAGAATCTATTACTCACTCCAGCAATAAATCATCATGAGATCTATAATCTTGGTACAGGTAAATCAAATGAGCTTATGGATTATATAGAATGCTTAGAGAATGAATTGGGTAGAGTAGCACAAAAGAATATGTTACCTATGCATCTAGCAGATGTCAAATCAACACAAGCAGACATTACAAAGATTCAAGGATTAGGATATAGTCCAACCACAACAATTCAAGAAGGA